CGCACGGGCAACGTTAGAGTCGGTCGGGATGACATTTTGTCAGGAATCGTCGTGAGACGTCCCCTGTCGCCATAAGTAGCACCCGGTCCGAAGCGTCCGTGAAGGACGCTTGGGATTTTACCCAGAACCGCCTTAATTTCTTTACGAATGCGAGACACGATATCCCACACCGCCGCGCCGTAGAAGAGATGATCCTCCAGGAGCGGACTAAGACGGTGGTTAGTAATGCTACACTGTCGCTCCGCGTCGTAGAAGCCCTCACGGGCAACGGACGCGCGATCCTTTTTGCTCAGGTTGGGCAGGTCCACGTACTTCCGAAGAAGTTCGCAAGCCTGGTAGTCCCTAGCGAAGCTTTCAGGGTCGTTGTAAGCGAGAGGGTCGACACGCCGGTTGGCGATGTCGACCCAGCACCCATACCGTATCTGTAATGAAACAGACAAGGATACGGGCGTGGCCAGCTTCTCCAGTAGGAGTTGGGCTGTGCTGATGACCTGTTGGTCGACCATGCTAAGTCCTTTGATGCAGTAGGCCGATTAAGGCCAGGTGGTGATCAAGTGGCGGCGAAGCCGTCAGCGATCATCATTCGCATCAGCGCGGCAGCCATGAGGTTGCCGAACTGAGCTGCAGCCTCGTTCGCCTCAGTCAGGGTCATTTGGTCCGGTTTTTGGCCGGTGACCTTGGCGTTGAAGCGAGAGAGGGTCAGGACTTGCCCGTTCGCGTCCGTGTATACCTTGGGAAAGGTATAGTCGGCGTTGAACGTGCGAGCCGATCGGTTGCCGTTAGGCCGCGCTGAGAAGCGCAGTTCGGGCTGACCGATAGGGGTTGCATGGACAGACTCCGCGCGCCAGATGGCGGGCGTGTTGTCACCAGATGCAGGGGTCTTCGCCGTGTAGACGATGTCCGTAGTGCCGTCAGCCTTTTTGACGGTGATGTTTGCGATTGCAGGCATGAGTTTTGTCCTCTAGAGGAAAGGGGTTAAAAAGAGCGCAATTGCTGCGCAAGAAGGGCCATGTAATTGGCGCCTTCACGAAGGTTCAGCCCGCGAGTAGGCCGAAGGGTGACTGATGGCTGGATTATGCCTTTGCGCCTTATGAGCGCTAGACCGTCCACGTCGTAAACGAGAACACCTTGAGAGATGTTCTGCCAATACCACTCGTGCCAGGTGTACTTCTTCGTGTGAGAAGGTTCGACCATGGTGAGCCCTGCGAAGTCAGTAAAGCTTTGCAGGTATGTCGAAATGGAAACGAACCGATCGATTACGAACGAGAGCCTTGTGAGCTCCCAAGCAACCGTAGCCGGGTTTAAAAGCCCGAGCTGATTCGCCAAATAGGTGTTAGGGTTGGTTACCTTGACACCTGTCGACATAGAAAGGTTATAAGTCCACCAGACATCTTGAAGACGTCCGGGCCAACTGCCATAGAGGCGAAAATACTGCAGCGGGGTCGAACCCGCCACGCGTAC